AGAACCCATCATTCTTAAAATATATTATCGCCTGCGTGAACGTGTCTACATAATCGTCATGTGCCGCTACCGGAAACTTAGCCAACTGCTTTATAAAAGGCTGCGCCCATGAAACAGCGTGGCCAGGATTCTTTTTAGATTCTGGTATCCACACCAAACCCAATTCAAGAGTCGGAGCAGCCTGATGTGCTCTACTAATCTTATCTGCATTCCCAGGATTGTATCCAATTGCAGGAACCTTAGCAAGCCGCAAATCTTGCAAAAGCGACTGCCCACTAGCCTTGGCCTCAATTAAAATACGGTCAGGACGCTTCCGCCTACTAAACGGCGAATCCTTACTCATACCGCCATACTCAGTTCCCCACCCCTTAATCGCAGCCTCCCTTAAATCAGGGTAACTTAAATGCTTTTCCCAAGCATCTATTAACATGACATGCCGCGTGGCCTCATGGGTGAATATAGCCCAAACTGTGCATGCAGTGGGGTCACCAGTTGACTTTTCCGTAAACGCACAATCATAACTCTGTAGTATGTACTCGAATGGAGGTAGACCCGCATTGTGAGGCCAAAGCTCAAAATACTGAGTCTTTAATATACCACCCTCAGAAGGACTAGGCTCCTGCTGTAACTGCCCCGCAGTGCCATAAACCCCCAACAACTTCTTAAGCTCAGTTATCTCCTTGTCACCAAAACGCTCAGGACAAATTAACTCACCTACCTCCTGCCGAGGATCATACGGACCCAAACACGTCGTCCGCCTGTGACCATCCCACTCCGCAGGTATCATCAAATGCTCCCACCCGCCAATGTCATCAATTATATGCCCGCTGATGTCTCGCTCATGCAATCTCTGCATAATAGTAACCATGACATCTCGCTTAGGATCATTCAAACGAGTGGACCAAACAACATCAAACCACTCAAGAGCCGAATCCCTGATAGCATCAGACTGAGCCTCCTGTGCCGAATGGGGATCATCCAATAACAAACGGGAACCCCCCTCACCCGTCGCCGTACCGCCAACAGACGTCGCTAAACGATACCCCGTAGCACTGTTCTCATATCGCTGCTTAGCATTCTGATCGCCAGACAGCTTGAACATGTGCCCCCACCTGCTCTGATACCACGGCGACTGTATCAACCGCCTAGCCTTTAAATTATCACGAATGCTTAGGTTGCCGGAATAAGACGCACACAAAAACTTTTGAGCCGGATCTGTTATCCATTCCCACATAGGCCACATGACGGAAACGATCGTAGATTTGGAATGGCGTGGTGGTATGTTGATTAGCAGCTTCCTGAGATCTCCGCTCGAACAGGCTTCTAGGTGCTCACATATTTGCTCTATATGCCAGCCGCCAACGAAGGGTATGCCAGGCTCTACCACGTGCCATGACTGCTTGACGAACTCGTACAGAGACGCAGCGGCATTCCTTCTCTCGCGCTCTTCCTTCAAGAGGTCAAGCATCACTGCCGGACTAGTGAGAGAGGGAGAGAGATTGTTCATCGCGCGTCTTCAATCTTCTTCATCATTTTTGACATGCTTTCAATCTCTTCATCGCTCAGAGATTTCAAGTCAACCGCCGCCAGCTGTATTGGTCCGCCGTTGCTCCCCGTCAGCTCGGTATGTATCTTGTCGCCGTACACCTTGGGCAGCATCTTACTCAGCATCCACTTGCGGCTATCAACGCGCAGGCGGTTGCGCTGAATACCTTCGCTTGACAGCGGGACCTTTATCCGTCTCTGCAGTCGCCTGCCTTCAGCGTCTAGCAGGGGCGCCCCCGCTTCATCAAGTACGTCCTCTTCAACCATGGTATAGTTTTCATCGCTGATTGAAAGTATGTCATCAGCTATCAGTTGGTATCCGGCTTCCCGCGCGAGCGTGTACTGCTCGGCCAACGCTGGCTCAGTAGCAACCCAGTCCAGAATCTGACTAGAAGAGGGAGCATCGGGAACTAAGCTACATGCTAGGGTCAGGCTCATGCCGTCTTGAAGCAGAGGTGTAAGGGCGTTCATGATGGCTTGACGATTATGTTTACGAGCTCCTGGGCGTATTGTAACCACTTTAGTGCTGTCGTCGTCAGACATGCATAGCTCCTTTGCTCGGGGTTTGACATTCAGTATAGTTCTGTTTATTTAAAAAGTAAACTAAAAAGTAATCGTTCGTTCGTATAGAGAACATGACCGAACGAACGATTACCGATAGAACCTTCTGACCGACTATGGAGAGAGGCAGAAGTGCCCTCACCTCCGTCCGTCGAGAGGTGATCGTTCGTTCGGCGCTATCGTTTGAACGATTACCCGAACGAACGATTACTTTACGGGGCAAGTTCGGGGCGTTATCAAGGGTCATGGTTTACTCCGTACTACCCGCATGGACTATGGCCTCCTTGAGACCTTGCCCGATGCTTTTGAATGCGTCAGCCTCCTCCGCTTTCCATGCCCGATACTCGCTAGGCTTCATGTAAGAGTCCAGTACAGTCTCGAGGGAGCGCCAGAAGGGCTCGTCACGTTCACGGGTTAGTTCGTTACACTCAGAGTTGTAGTATTTCATCAGGCTTTCAACAACAATTTTATCCTCTTGTTCAAAGTCTAGTTCAATATCAATCATCGGTTGTCTCCTTCTCATACTCAACCCAAGCTGGCCCTTTGGCTTTCTCGTATTCAGCCAAAGCAGTATCTTCTTTAGTACTACTCATCACTTGTCTCCTTCTCAGGGTTTGTACGGAAAGGCGACAGGGCGTTTGTAGCAGGCTTGAGGATCGCCTTGCCCTGCTTCTATCAGGAACGCGGTATCGGCGTCAATTTGTCCAGAAGGGCATTTGCATATGGCGATACCGTTTGGGCCTTTTTTGCAGTTCCAGCTGAAGCAGTTAGAAGATCTGGCACCTTGTTTAAGGCTAGCGGGGCATTCTTGTATGACCACTTTCATGTCTTTGGGAGCGTGGCTCCAATTAGAGGCTTCTTGCGGGTATATCATGCGCGGCCAGAATGTAGACCAAACGTGGTCTGAGTCACTTGGGCTGCAGGATCCTTGCATATTGCCGATGGCGGGGTCGGCGATGTTAGGGCCGTTTAAGATCGGGCAGCGGCATTCAACCTCGGGGTATGTTTGGCCTGCGTTGTTAGTAATGGTTTCGCCGGTGGCTTTGCAGGTACTTGCAGCGCATAGAGCGAAGTCACCGTTGCAGATGGTAACTTCTGCGTTGGCAGTAGAAGCAACGAACATCATGGCGGCAATTAGGTAGCGCATGGTTTATCCTTTCTGGTATTACACGGCATATTTGCCTCGTTCATATTGGTCTTCGGCCAGTTCAGTAACCCGTAAGAAGTGGTTAGCTCTGCCTACGGGTTTGTCTAGCATTACTTGGTCTATAGCGCCGTCTTTAATGAGAGCGTCTATGGCGCGTTCTTTGCGCTCTTGCGAGGCTTTTACTCCTCCGTCGGCGAGGCTCATTCGTTCGTAATAGCTGCGGCTCTTTCCCCCATCGGAACGTATGAGAGTTAGGAGGTCGTTGCAAATACGGCCCCATTGTTCAGACTCTTTGGCGTCTTTTATGTCTTCTTTTAGCCGTGCCCGTTCGCCATCAAGTAGCATTCTAGCCGTTGTGTGAATGAACCAAATAGTCGCGTCATGACCTAAGACGTTCTTATGAGTTTCCGAATTCGTAACCACATCGAATGTAAGCTCTGAAAAGGTAGTAGGAAAACGAACCTTAGTAGCTTTAAGAATCCTAGGTGCAGTGCTATCTTCACCGTCTTTAAATACTGTGTAAACTCCCTGTGCGTCCCCTGTCCAAGCCGACGCTCCTCTAGGAGATAGATAGTCAGACTCACCCGATCCCAAAACTTTTGCTGTATGACTGACGATGATAACCGGAAATGCCAAGAAAGACTGTTTGACATACGCCATAGCGCGGCCAACCTGAGCGTTGTCATTTTCGTTCTCAAGATCAAAAACTGCGTTTGCAGTGTCAAAAACCACGAGCGGAAGAGCATTGTAAATTTCTCCATTTTGCATTTCATTAGGTACTACCCATTCTCTGTATTCTTCCGCTACCTGCGCGACTATTTTAGGATCCAACCTGTGCGACTGTATAACTCTGACTCTCTCCTCAAAGTCCTCAGATCTCATGCCAGTAACACCCCAATTAGAAAGAGAGTATATTACACGCTGTACCTGCACCACCGACTCAGTTATAATTATAACATTACGCCTTACGAGAGGCTTCAGCTCAAAGTCTACCGGACATAAATGCGCTGCCGCAAGAGCAAAGGGTATTATTAACGTGGTCTTACCTACGCCTGGAGCACCCGCTATTACGTTCACTCCCGTAGACATAAAGTCATCAAATAAATATTCAAAGACTGTAACCTCTTTAGCCCCAGAATGGCTCGCCGCCTTCAAAGATAAAGGATGCTCTCCTTCAATTAACACCTCATCAGGCTTCTTAGTGTACTTGCCTACCCAGCCGCTGTCAATAGCCAACTTGAATATGCTCCGGTAAGTTATAGAGTGAGGGTTGTCAATGTCACGCTCCCACTTTTTACGCTGGTTGGCCGCATCAAACTTGTCAGAACCTGAACTCCACTCAGTCCAAATCCTGTAACCATTCTCCCCGTACGGCTTCAATGCAGTGCCTACGTTCACCCAAGTGGTGTAATCATCAGCATCAACATACTTTAAAGCGTCGCGTAAATCATCAAAAGTCTGCGCCGTGGCAACAGGGGCACCATTCTCTTCGGTTAGAGAGTACTGCGCAGGAGCTCTCGCCTTACTCTTTATAATCTCAGGCAGTTCTGACGGCTGCGCAGGATTAGACTTGCTCAAAGGAGAGAAACCCACCTTCCACTTGTAGTCACCACTGACACCCAAAGTTGGAGCAACGCAAATGTAACCATGATGCTTTAAGTCTAACCCTTTATCAAGTGTTCCTGGGTAAGATAGCTCGGGATCAGCTCGGAACAAGCGGTGTTCTCCTCCCCCCTGAGTCTTAGCGACACAAGCTGAGTGTAACACCCCGTGCTCGGCCTCTAACCGTGCTAGAGAGGCCTGTCCGTCGTTCTGAGGGTCAATGTCAAGAGCTATGAGGCCCGAGTGGGAAAGGCTCACCCCTATACCCGCGTTGGGGTCCGTAGACCACCAGCCTCTAATGACCTCTTCATTAGTCGTGGAGTCATGGTGGCCGTGGGGTACAAGCTCAGAGTGAGGATGTTTACCAGGTTTGTGACCTGGATCATTGGCGGGTCTACCGCAACGGCATGCTCCGTCTTCATCAACAGACCAGACAGGTAGTACTGACCATCCTAATTTTGCGTAGGCTAATGCGTAATCTAATGTGGTGGGTCCTTGGGTGTCAACAGCCCATATGTGCTTAGGAGGCTTAGACATCAAGCTGCCCCCACTTTAGAAAACTTTTCTTCAATCACATTCCAATACTTGCCGCTCTTTTTCACAACTACTGAGTGGGGCAGTGCGGCATCCTTTACGAGATACGACACCCGTTTAGCTGATACGGGTAGCGACACAGGTAAGCGCCGGTCCTCAAAGAAGCTGGAGTCTTTTTCTTTTGGTTCCTGAGTGTTAACAAATTTAGTGGCGTTGATACGAGCGTTCTCAGGAGTGCTGCAGGTGTAAGTTACCATCATCATCGGGTAACGGCTGTTACGAGTGTTCATGGCTATAGCGTTGCAGTTATGCACCGGAACCTCTATGAGAGAACTTTCGCCAGCTATCTCACCAGTCATGGGGTCTATAGGCAACAAAGTGTTTAGACCTGGGTAAATGGTTCTAGGTTTCTTTTGATAAGGTTGCTGCGGTTCCGCCGCGTCTACTTTATCGCCGTTTTGCTTATAGAACGTCTCGTACATGTCAACTCCACCTAGCCGGTTAAGGTTGCCAGCGTAGTCAAGAATCAGACAGTTACGTTTACTATCGTGTAGTCTGGTTCCCCTGCCTTGAATCTGAACCCACAGGGAGGATGAAAGTGTGGGTCTCAGGCATACAATGCAGTCCAAGGCAGGAAAGTCGAACCCAGTCGTTATCATGTCGACTGAACATATCACGTTAATGGTTTTATTTTCAAGATGTAAGAAGACTTCGTCACGCTCTGCTTGGTCCATATCGCCAGTGAGTACGGCAGACGTTCTTCCGGTCTGTTCGTTAATTAGTTTTGAGGTCTGGTTGGCTATCTTTACCGTCGGGCAATAAACTGCGATATGGTTGCGAGGCTCAGCTAAGGTTGCTAAAGAAGTAACCACACTTTGAAGCCACTCATACGTCTGAGCCTCAGCAACTTCTTTTTGAACAAAATCACCGCTAACTGATACGTTTTCAACATCTAATTGAATATTAGTCTGGACACCAACTAACGGGCAGAGGTGGCCGTCCGCAACCGCTTTTGTTACGCTATAATTATAAGCCAAGGTGTCAAAGAAGAACTCCTCACCTTTACCATAAATAATACCGTTGTCCATACGCCATGGAGTAGCTGTCATGGCGACCCGACGAGTTGCGGGGTATTTATTGAGTATTTTACTGTAAAGGGAGTATTCCCCAAAATCATGGGGGACTCTATGGGCCTCATCAATAATAATGAGGTCGGGTGTTTCTATTTCAGACAGCACTCCCATCATACTTTGAATAGTTCCAAAAATGACAGACGCCGTGGTGTCTTTACGGTTTAGTCCCGCGCAAACAATGCCCGATGAGCTACCCGTATACTTTTGGTAAGTTAACGCATTCTGTTTCACGAGCTGTTGGACATGCGTAAGTATCCAGACTTTTTTACCTTCGTTTTTATATAGCTGAGCAATATCTGCAATGATAAGAGACTTACCAGTGCCTGTTGCCAACTGTAACACTGGGTTTTTATGAGCCTTAAGACTCACGAGTGCAGCTCTTACCGCCTCGTTTTGATACCCTCTTAATTCCATTCCATCCCCCAAGTTATCAGTTATCAGATTACTATAGTTTTATCGTTTCAAAAAAGCAAGTTATTTTTTATTCTTCTTCGTCATCGGGTTCCGTGTAATCATAAAAGTCATCACCCCAGTCTTTAAAATGCCCCATTTTATCGTTATCTTCATAACCATCGTCATACAATTTTATTTCTTCTATAGTCATATCCTTCTGTTCAATTTTTGCAGAAGTGCCTGTGCCTCCCTCGTAGTAATGAGGGTTATGGCCTCGTCCATAATAACTATCAGCGGTGCCTCTGTCATAAGGACCGCCGTGTCTTGTTTTGCCTTCTTGAAGGCCCACCACATAATTACCTATCTTGCTCATCTCAGTCACAGCTACGCCACACTCTTTCGCACGGCACATAGCCTGCCGCATTGGGTCTGTCTCATCACAATAATCGCAAATCTTTTCCGGTGTGTCAGTCATCACTTATCTCCTTTTGCGTTACCTTATGCGGTAAATAGTACGGCTAATCTCCGCTAAGTCAGAATGTATTACTGTTTGGGGTAACCTTTAATAGCATCACTCACTTGTTAAAGCCGACCAGCTTAGAGGGAACATATCCGTTCAGGTGCTTGTGTCATGTCTTAATCCTCCGATTAGAAGTCGGTGCTAAAAAAACCAAGGAAGAATCGCTGCTATGGCCAGAACCGCCGCCAGTATTTGCGATATTCTTTTGCCCGCATATTGCTCGTGAACCTCACGCCACAATACGGAAATCAGCCGGTTTGCTTCACCTAAGTCTCTCGCTTTTGGCATTTTTTCGTGCTTTATCATAGCCGTCAGTCATCCTCCAACATCATTTCTCCAGACCCGTCACAGGTCTCGCAATGCCGCATTTCTTCATACGGCTCACCTCCCTGTGACACATAATAGTCTCGATAGAGCCAAATGCCGTCGCCATCGCATTCAGGACACGCCAGTAATCTTGGCTCATTCATGATGCGGGTGTATTTACTGTATTTATTGTAGTCAAGCAGCCCCTTCTGCATTAGGTGCATTGCATTTATTATCACCATGGTTCGCTTGTTTATTTCTGCCTTGCGCTTTGCGGGACTCATGAAAGCGTCCATAAACCCTTGGTCTGAGGGTTAACCCGTAAGACCAAGGGTTTATGGACGCTATCATGAGTACCGCAAAGCGCAAGGCAGAAGGAAACAATAGA